CTAGCAGCTGAACGACCATCATTTTCATCATTACCAATAGTCTGAGAGACATAAACACGACCACCAGTGTCATTAGTAGCAACTTTATAAACAAAATCAGTAGTTGCTAACCTTCTTGACTGGTCAGTTAGGGGTGGAGTATCAGCAGTTGGGTAAAATGTAGTACCGAAAGTTGGTGAAGTTACGTCTGTATCTTCATAGTTGATTAAATTAGGACCACGAAGATCAAGTGCAGGGTTGATAATCGTCTGAATATCTAAGTTAACAACCTGTGCAGTATCAGAAATGATAGAACGAGTAGTTCTAATCTGTCCTTCAACATCTAATTCATATAGGGGATCTGTAGTATTAACACCAACTCTAATATTATTCTGTGGATTTAAGTTTAAAGTTATAGCATCCTTCTCATTTGCACCAGTACCCACTGACATTTCAATGGTCTCGTCACCCTGAATACTTAAAGATCTTACTCTCTTATATGCAAGAGTATTACCTGCAGTAATTACACCTAAGTTTGAACTTTGAAATGATAATTCATCATCACTTACTTTCGTTACAGTATATTGTCCATCTACCTCACCGCCTGATGTGAAGTCAATATAAAGTTTTTCAGATCCAATAAATCCATGAGCAACCGAAAGAATAGTAACGACACCAGTTACCGACCTACTGTAAGTAGCGTTAATCCAATTTCCTGTGGGGGTACTCCCCGATGCTGATATTCTCTGTTGGTCAGAATTAATCTTAAGAGCCATTAGTTCCCAACTATTATGATACGACTGTGATATCTAAAATACCAATCCACTTAACAGTAGAATTGGTTGTCACGGATTTTACCTCAAATGTAAAATATGGAGCACCTCCGATTAAGAAGGCATCTGGCGTTACTAGCCAATCCTCTTGCCCAGGAGGATTGTTCTTAATAATGTTTTCGTGTGTAGCAGATACTGTTGGAGTTCCATCATTAGCTGTTGTCACGATGACATCAAAACTTGTTGCGTAGACATACTGATTATTGGTAGTTTCCTGTCCAAAAATCTTTGCTGTAATAAAAGATACTCTATCCGCAGCAAGCGGTGGAGTATTTGTTGTGAGTGCAGTTGTACCATCTAAGGTTAACTGTAATGTGTTATTAGCAGCATCTGTCACTCTCTTAGTAATGTACTTATCATGTACAGCGTCGGTAAAATTATTACTAGTCATGTGAATAGCACTGATATTCTTCAGTGCGTACTCTGTATTACAGACTTCAGTAGATCCTACTGCAAATCCCCCGATAGATGAGAAATTCTTTACTGGCATGACTCTATATTACCTAAGGTTTATTTATACCTTCACTTTGGTGGTTGTATACCTACCTGTGAATGATGACGATGTTGTTGCTGCGGATGATTTATTTAAACTAATATTGATGTTGTTAGCAGCAACTGAAATCGTTGCATCAACAAGATCATTATCAGAAGTAATTGAGTTAGTAACCGTAGCATGTGCAGTTGTACCACTTGCACCACAGACAGCTGTTACTTCAAGCATTTGAACTTTACCATCATCACTTTCAATAGTAATAAGAGTTTTTGATCCTTTATATGCTGTTTTATCAAACGCTGTAATTGATGCGTTAGAAGCGAAGGAAGTTAACTGTCCTCCCTCTACTCTGCAGTCATCTAATTCAACGAAATCAGCAGTAGAGTCGAAGACTGTTAGGTAGCTTTCAGTACCACCAGACCATCCTCTATTAATCTTCCACTTACATTCTGATGCATTAGCATCTAATGAGATGAATGCTTTAGCATCCAATCTAGTTATGTAATCCTGAAGGAGAACATCGTTTCTAGCGTATGGGCTAGTTGGATTAGAAATAGTATCTACCCTTATAGTAACGTCCTGTGTAGGAGTTAATCCACCAAGAGCAGTACCTGCTATTGTTAATACTTCACCGTCTCCAGATGAAGGAGAAGATGCTGCTTCATATCCAGAACCACCTGCGTTAACAGCAACCGTTGTAACAGTTCCATTTGCATCAATGGTGATATCTAATGTCGCTCCACTACCTTCAACAGATGCTGATGTTGCGACTGCAGTGAATGTTGTGGATGCAGTATATGATGTTGCAACCTGTGTAAGGGTAGCAGCATCAAGAGTAGCAACAGTACCCTGAGTAGGTACATTACGTAGTCTTAAACCACCAGAAACTTCAAGGTCTTTCTTTGATCTAACTGATACAATATTCTGTGCACCAACTAAAACATTGAATGGGTTAGTATCAAAACTAGTTCCCTTAAGTGTGAACCCACCAGTAATTGTTGCAAGATGAGATGACTCATAAACAGTATCCGTCATGTTCGATTTGAACGTTAGGGTAGTGTTATTCAATGAAAGGTTATTAATACCTGCAGCATAGAACTCAAATGTGTCTTCATCAGAACCAGGTGATGCTTCAGTTAATATGTAAGTATCTTGGTCAACGTCACGAACACCACCAAGAGATACAAAGTCAGTTCCATTATATCCCTCGAACTGTAACTGAGTATTATTAAATCTTATCGCACCAGTTAATCTGTCATTAGCAAGTGGACGTTGGTTTGTAGTACCAGATGGAATAATAAATGATCCAGTTGACTTAACATAGACACTCTTACCACCGCCTGGTTTTAGTGTTAAACCTTGACCCTGTGTGTCAAGAATAGTAATAGTGTTTCCAGATCCACCACCAATCGTAGCAGGGTTAAATGTGATCTCTTCTCCAACATAATAGTTGTGACCTCTAGCAGTAGGTGTTACTGTTGCAGCAGTAATCGCACCACCAGATACTGTGACATCAAAGGTTGCTCCTAAACCAATACCAGTCGTTGCGGTTACAGTACATGCGGTGTAAGAACCATCAGTGTAACCTGTTCCTGTACCAGTAATACCAACTGTGACTATCTCACCGAAAGAGTTAGTACCACCAATGTCTGCGTTTTCAATAGCAGATGTTACGAACTTAAGTTTCTCATCAACTTTTAAAGTACCAGTTATTTCTGCATCACCAGTCTGAGTGTCTACTTTTAATTTGTTTTGTCCAACAACACCATCGTTAACCACAAATTCTCTATTAGTTCCACCAGTGATGATCATGTCACCTTCACCTTTAGGAGTGATGGTTACAGGAATGTCAGCATCTTGACCTGCAGCAGTTAGTACAGCAGCGTTGTTAAGTTGAAGTCCAGAGTTTGCAGTACCAACAGTAAGAGTTTCAGCAGTAGAGTCTACCTTAAAGAATGGAGCTGCATTACCAATAGTACTATCAGCAATAATATCACCTGCAGTTTGTATACTGGTTGCAGAGAATACATGCTTTTGTACTGTATCATGAGTAATACTAATTTCATCCTCAGCTGATCTGTAAAAACCAGTAGTAGTGTCTGCTGATAGGTAAATGCTAGGAACGAGATTAGTACCATTCTGGATACCAATCTTACCATTTAAGATGTGGTTGTCTAGACCATTAGCTGTAATATTATCTGTGAAGGATGATGTACCAGTAACACCAAAGGTTCCACCAACAGTAGCGTTGGTTCCGATGGTCGCATTACCAGTAAAGTTTGCATTTACAGATGTAACAGTATTATTGGAGATGGTAGTATTGGTAGCATCACCGATACCGATTGTTAAATCACCTGTGGTTGAGAAAGAATATTTGTCTGATGTTAATGAACCATCACCAGAGATAGTTGTGATACCAGTAGTGTCAATAGTATTTGCTGTCATAGCAAAGTTACTACCAGCACCCATTCCACTAAACTGTAATGTATCAAATACTAGATCTTGCCCACTGAAGAAACCTGCTCCTCCACCACCTGTGGATACAGCAGCAGTACTAATATATCCTACCTTAGTTACGTTAAATACGAAACCAGAACCACCACCACCGCCAAGGTTAGCATCATCAGCAGATAGTTGATCACCAACTTGATATCCTGATCCAGCTGCTTGGATGTTAGTTACACTAAAGACACCAGTGTTATCACCAGTGATTGTGTATAAGAAACCAACAATGTCACCAATAAGAGAAGTACTTGTTACTCTAAGTTCGTCACCTACCTTATAGTCAGAACCTTGCATACCTGTTGCAAATTCTGCTACAGTAACCACACCACCTGCAACGGTGATGTTCATCTGTGCACCATGACCATATTCACCTGCAGTACCTGCAGTAATGTTAATTAAGGCATTTTGCGACATAACACGACCATGTACCGAACACTCGTAGTATGCAGTGTTACCTATTGTAGCACCTGGTTTAACAATAATATCAACAAATGATCCTGCTTGACCTGCAGATCCATATGTTACTGTTTGGAATTCAGTAGTAGCAGCATTAGATGTACCATCTAAAACGAATGGATGACCTGCGTTACTAGTGTCCGACATATCAAAACGATATGTATTACCACGAACCATAGTAAGATTAGGTGCTTCAACTGCACCAGATCCAGTGTTAATGAAAAATCTTCCTCTTGATTGAGGAGTACCACTAGTGGTTAAACTACCACCACTAGAGAAGTTAACTACTTCGTTATCTTGGAATGTACCTGAAGTGACTGGATCGTTTATGAATACAAAACTGTCAGTACCTGCAGCTGCAGCACCAACATAACTTACGACACCAACAGCACCAGATGTTGCACCTGTGGCAGTATCGCCAACATTTATGGTTCCTGTATGACCACTAACAGTTGATGATAACTGTATTTTCTGTTGAGTAGTAACTGGCCATGTTGCAGCAGGGTTATTATTAACCATGTCGATCTGCATGTACTCACCATTAGTACCACCAGATCCAGCTGTAATAGTACCAAATAAACCTTGAACCGTTAGGTCAGCAGCAGCATCTGTACCATTACCACCTGTTAATGGCACCTGTTGATAAGTACCTGCAGTATATCCAGATCCACCAGCAGATATATTACCACCAACAGGTAATACTGTAAGTGCTATCGTAGCACCTGTACCAGATCCACCAGAAACAACAACGGTAGGAACTGCATCATATCCTTCACCACCTTGTGATATCTCAATTGCTGAGACTTGTCCTAATTCTGTGTCTAGAGTAGCAGTAGCAACAGCATCGTTAGTTGCGTTACCGCCAGTAAAACTTATATTTGGTGTTGATGAGTATCCATAACCACCACTGTTTAGAGTAATCGAAGCAACAGCATAAGTTAAGTTTGCAACACTTGCAGCACCACCAGATCCCACAGGGTCAGTCTGAGCAGCAGCAATAGTTAGAGTTGGAATTGATGGGTATATACCATCACCTGTAGTGGTGATTGTAGCAATCGGAGCACCAAGTGTAATTGTATAGCTCGCAGGTGTAACTCCTGGATCACTGTCCTCACTCATAGTAAGAGTAGGAGAAGCACCCACGGTGTATCCTGAACCTGCGTCAGCAATAGCAACAGCAGTAATAGCACCAGCGACTACAGTTACAGCACCAGTAGTAGCAGTTACACCCCTAATCTGGTGTATTTCTTGTCCACTAGTTGCACTTAGAACGATTGGAGTACCACCTGAAGTTGCAGCAAGTTGAAGAGTGTGAGTTGTTGAGTTCCTATTTACAACGTAATATGTTGTACCACTTGTGAGGTTAGTTAAGTCTGAATTGGAATTGTTGTCGTAAACAACTCTATCTCCATTAGAGAAGGTTGTCTGAGTAAATGTAATTGCATTATTGGCAATAGCAGTATTAGCATCAAAATCTCTATTGGGAGGAGCACTAAATGTTCCTGTTGGTGATGTATATCCACCACCTCCACCTCCACCAGGAATAGCAATTATTGCTACCTTACCACCAGATTCTAGAGAAACTAAGAAGGTTGTAATACCTGATGATGGAGATATGCTAGTAGTAACACCTGGTGCTGCGGTATATAAAGTACCTGGATTAGTAATATTAATAGTACCAATCGCACCATCGGTTGCTAGGACTGCGGTTGCACTAGCAACTAGATCTGGGTTTGATAGAGTTGCAGCACTATATGAACCAGGTGTATATCCAGAACCTTCGTTTGTTATTGTAATACCAGTGGTTTCGTTAAGAGATTTCTTGTTAACACCAAAGTTCTTGTTAGAGAAGATACCAAAAGAAGAGAAACCTGCTTGTGCATAAGTACCAACTGTGAACGCAACAGAAGAGTTACCAGTACCTAGGAAAGATGCTAATCTGTTTGGGGCAAAGTAAATATTTTCTGGAGCAATAACCTGACCATTCAACTGAATATCTTCGTCACCTGCAGGGTCGAGGATGATCTTACCTGACGTAGATGTAAGACTGTTACCTGCTAATCGTAAGTTACCTGTTTCAATGTATGCAGGATAGATGTTAGTAGTACCAGTTCCATCACTTAAGGTGATGTTAGCAGCAGACTGAGCAGTAGATGTTGCAGCAAACTGAACATTACCAGTAGATTGATCAACTGTAAATGCATCACCAACACGGAAGTCACCATCTTGGTCAGTTGATGAGTATAATACTTTACCACTGTTCAGTTCTTCTACTTCGTTTGCCTGAACAGCAAGTGAGGGGTCATTAGTATAGTCAGCACCAGCACCAACATATGCAAAGTTATGTGCAGTCAATAAGAGTTTTACACCAGATCCATCTGCCTGTACACCTTTACTACCATATACACATGCAGAAGCAACTGAACGTAACTCAGCACCAAATGCAGAATAGTCAGCAGTAGTTACCTGAGTAGCACTATCCCCACCACTTGATCTGATATCAGATGTTCCACCAGATTCATCAGTGAATGTTGTGGTAGCATCGTCACCGTTACCATGTAATAGTAGTACAGTATTATTATCTGAAACATATGCACTTGTGGTAGGAGTAAATGCAGCAGTGAAACGAGCAGCACCTTTACTAAATCTTACCTCATCAATATGTCCGTTGAATGCTTCAGCTGGAGAAGAGGTATCATAGTTAGAACCAATTGCTACTGGTTTAGTAGTACCATAGTCATTTGTATCAGCACCACTTGCTAATTCTGTACCATCAAGGAATATCTTAGTAGTTCCAGCGTTTCTTGCAACAGCAACATGATACCATGTGCCTGTGGATAGAGTACCACCATTAAGTGTGGATGAGTTACCTACGCCATAATGAAGTGCAGTACCATTAAGATAAAGTTTACCTGCAGTATCTGTGGATGATGCGTTTCTAAGATCAAATATATGCTGAGTACCAGTTACACTAGCTGGACGTATGAATGCCTCCATACAGAAGTTTGCAGTACCAAATCCGAAGTCTTCATCGGTTGGAACCATCAAGTTATCTTGTGTACCGTCAAATAATAGTGAACCTGATCCAAATTTCTTTTGTGCGGTGTCAATCTGTGTGTCACCAAATCTACTTAATACTTTTACTGGTTTTAATGTAGTAACAAATTCTCCAGTTCCCTTACCATTAATATAGAGGTAAGTACCATCATTAGAAGCAATAACACCACGACCAACTGCTTTCTTATAAGTGACGTTACCAGATGCTATAGTACCAGATGCACTATCAGTCAATGTAACAACGTTATCGTCTACTTTAGTGACTTGATAGAAGTTATCTGTAGCACCACCACTGATAAAGTCTGCATAGATGTAGTCGTTAGAGACTAAACCATGTCCAGTTCTTGTTAGAGTGACCGTAGTTCCTGATCTAGCATATGTACCTGACTGGAAAGCATTTTCTAACTGGTATACTACTTCAGCAGCAGAGAAAGTACCACTCGTACCAGATAGTTTTAATCTTGTTTGACCTGCTCCATACTTACCTGTAGCACCTTGTATACCTTGTATACCAATAGAAGCAAAGTAGTTGAAGGAATTTAACCACTCACAACGAATACCATTGGTTAGTAGAACACCAATCTGGTTAGGTGTAATGAAAGTACACTCATTAAAGAGGACTGAAGCGTGTTGTGAATTGGAATTTATTAATGCACCGTCTAATTTAGCACCACGACCTGCATCTCCCTGTGCAAATCCATATGGATCTGATGCAGAAGTGACACTACCTTTAGTAGTTACGGTTACTCTTTCAATATATGGACTTTTCTCTGAATTAACTGTTGATACTAGAACGAATGCATATCCCTTATCGTTACCACTATCATATTCAAAACCTTTAATTGTAACATCAGAGACGTGGCAATCTCCTGATAACGTCATTGCGTTATTAGTTTTGGTCGCAGGAGTTGGTTCAATTATTGTTGAACGTAAATTAGTACCACGTAAAGTGATACCATCGGGAATTGCTAAAGGAAATACTTCTTGGAAAGTACCAGTACCTACTAATATAGTGTCTCCAGACTGTGCAACAGTAAGTGCTTTAGCGATTGTAAGGAACGAAGAATCTGAATGCTTACCATTTGCACCAGAGTTAGCTAGAGTAGTATTATCATTACCAGACTTATTAACAAACCATGTGTGAGTAGGACCATTCGTGATATCAGTGGCCAGCATGTTAGTACTCACCTCACCGACATTCGGTTTCTGGTTCGCAATTTCAACTATCGCACCACCATTTCTGGCGTATAATTTTTGATCGACTATATTAAGAGCTATCTCACCGTCTTCTAAATTAGAAGTCGTCGGGACTGCTGCTGCTGTCGTCGATCTCTTTAGCTTGATTCTCGTTGCCATCTACTTGTGCATCACTAGTTTGTTCGTTTATAGTATTTAACTGGGTTTGCAGGTCTTCGACCTGTGCTTCCAGCATCACATTAATGAGGGTCAATTCAGAGACTTTTCTTTGTAATCTAGAAATAACAATTTGTGCATTCATGTTAATAAAGTTTTAAAAAGTACCACCGTCGATCGTGTTTGTCCAGACTGGAACTCCAGCTGCAGTGACGGTTAATATTTGATAGGATTCTGTTACGTCAGGTGTAGTACCAGGAGATGCCATGTTAGCAGCACCAGTTACCTGTAAAGCACCTGTGTTGTTACCATATATGATACCATTTGTGGTAAATGAACTAGCACCAGTACCACCGTATTGAACTACGAGGTCAGAGTCTAACTCAAGATCACCAATAAGAACAGTACCACGGTTTCCAGTTACACCAAAAACAGTACCTGTGTCAGTTGCATCTTCAATAAATGTCCATGCACCTGCTCCATCGTTACCACCTGTGCGGTCATAACCAAAGAAACCAAATTTATTGGTTCCAGATGTGTTGTAATGAACCTTAACACCACGATCCATTGCATCATCAGCACCTCTGACAGTAACTAATGTAGCACCAACTACTTGGTCAGCAGTGATTGCTGCACTTAGTGTAAGTGTTTTTGTGCCTGTATTGATAGAAGCAATAGTTGTGCCACCAGGAATACCTGTTCCAGTTATAGCATCACCTGCTTGTAACTGTTCCACACTGTCAACTTGAACAGCAACTGTTGCGTTACCTGCAAAGGTAGCAAGAGTTTTAACTGTTACAGGAGTAGTAGGATCACCCAATTCAATGGTAGGATCGTTAACAGACATTGAAGCACTGTTAACAGTCGTTGTTGTACCATCAATTTGGAGGTCACCTTTGATTATAACCAATCCATCAGCGTCGCCACCTGCAGGATATGGGTCAATAATCAATTCTTGTATACTATTAATAGTAGAAAGTGTATTACCATCTAACTTTAGATTGTCAACCTCAATTTGACCAGTCTGTTGTGTAGTACCAGTAATAGTTGTTTGACCGTTAAATGTCACACCGTTTTGGAACGTTGTGGTTGCATTAACTGTCAACAGGTCGCCAGCTGCAGTACCAAGAGTTGTGTTGTCATCAACCTTAAGGTCTTTAGTCCATGTGGTTGCTGAAATACCAATACCACCAGCAAAGGTGACAGATGCAGTTCCTACGTTGGAAGCATCAGTTGTATCCGCATAACTTGCAGTAACACCGACAGCATAGTTCCAATCTGCACCCTCTACTTGGATTTTGTCAGAAGTTGTCTCATCATAGTATATGGAAGCATCCTTTGTATTACCGAAATGAAGCTTCATGTCATCAGCGATACGCAAGTCGGGGGTACCTGCTACTCGCTTGATGTCCACAACAGCATCAGAGTCGTTAAATACAAATTCTACGTCACCTGTAGTACCAAATTCTAGTTCCTGACCATCTTCAATAACCAGTTTACCTGTGCCATTTGCACGGAAGATAAGGTCAGCATCAGTAGTGGCTGTTGTAATGACGTTAGCATTTAAGTTAATGTCATCAACATTCCAGTTATCAATCTTTGAATTACTGTCTAGAACAACAGCAGAACTTGCGGTTAGAGTTCCATGGACATGATCAAGCATGTCTGTGAAGTATCTACCACCAACTACCTGTGCAGCACCATTGTTATCACCTGCAAATAGGCGATCACCAGCATTTGCTTGAGTACCGTTTGCACCAGTAGTAAGTGCTAATTCACCATACGTAATGGTGCCTGGTGCGGTTGAACCAGTACTCCTTTTAATGAGTATATTTGATGCCATCAGAAGCTACCCCCGTTGATAGTGATGTTGTTTAATACGTTTGTTGGAACAAATTTTGTGTCTGCAGCAGAATAGACTAGAACAGAACCGTCTGCTAGTCCTCCTTGAGATACGTCTGTGAGATCCACATCAGACATACCACCAATAGTACCTCCACCACCTCCAGTGGCGACTCTGGTTACTCTTGGAACTGATTGATCTCCAAATCTTAGTCTTGCCATTAAATTGTTACCCCCTCAAGTACGCTGACAGAACCTTCCAGAACTCTGGATTTAATACCAGATGTTGCTGTGATAACGACATCATATACGTAACGACCTGACTTCATTGCGGCCGTTTGTCCATTTGTGAGAGATAATTGAATCTGCCCACTGGTTGCAGGTGATAGAACTGCAGCAGTTACAGTAGTGGACGTACTACTTGTGTAATGCTTTTTGATTTTACATGCTACTGTATATCCAGTCAAATTGAATACTGTTCCATTATCGTTTTCAATAGTGAAGTCGATGATGAAGTCAGAACCCTGATATATCAGTAAATTGGATACAGCACTAGCCATTCTTTTACAACTATATTATTTAGCTTAACTTTATTTATCTTCTTTCTCAATCAAACTCTTTACAAGACTTTTTAATTCCGCAACCTCACCCTTTAAAGCATCCATTTCTGCTGCTTTTCTTCTTGCTTCTGCACGTGCCTTCTTATAAGATTCATACGCACTCAGGTCGGTATTTATTATCGCATTAGAACTTGGATCCCTACCGAGTGAGTTGTGTCCTTCGACAGGGATCAGTTCAATTATGTCTTTTTCCATTATGCTAACGCTATCGCTCTAAAGTCTTTTACTCTAGGTATGTATGGTTGTCTCCAACTAAGTAGACTGATCTTGATCTGGAATGCATCAAAGTCATCAGTATCCTCAATGGTAAACTCATAGTCAGTGAATGTGGTTAGATCATTCTGAGGAACTAACTCACCGCTATCTGGTTTTCCGTCTGTGTTAAAGAACTGGAACTCTAGGTCATCAAGGTTACCTGCAAAACCAACTGGAACCAACTTATACATCACTACGATCTTGGATTGATTGAATGTATTAGCAGCAAGCATGACCTTGATACCACTAGCACTCTTCTCTAGTCTTGCCACCTTAGTAATATAGTTACCCGCACACTCTCCACCAATACCTGTGGTTGGAGTAATATTGTTGTACTGGTTTGCAGTTGTAATAACAGCACACTGTGTTAGATCAATAACAGGAGATAAGTGACTTACCTCAGTACCAAGAGTTAATTCCATAGTGAATGACTTAGCACTGCTCATTCTGTTGATCTCATTCAACTGGTTAGCAATAATCTTAGTGTCTGGGAAGTAGTTCTCCTCAGCAATAGTAATGTCTTGCCATGCAGCATCTTTAGTAAATGATATCTCTGCACTCTCGCCAGCAGGGAAAGGACCACATGAGGTTCCACTAGTACCCTTAACTCTACCAGACAAACTGGTCATAGGTTCTACCTGACTCTGTATCTGTGGTGTAAGAACATCCCATGGAACGTTCTGTGATACTGTTAAATTAGGACCACCACAGTTAATACTCTTATCAGCAGTCTTATTGGTTATCTTTAAGTTGTAACTATGAGGACTGTTAATTGATAGTAAACCACCAGTTGTATTGTTATGAGTAGTATTAATTAATGTAAGAGGTATACCGCAAAGGTTATAACACTCAACTACTGCACCATTAGCATGTGCTTTACCAGTTGAAGATCCTGAAGAACCTGAATAGTTTCTACCAGTTGAGTTGAAGTTGATGACGTTACCCGCAATACTATCGTATGCAATGATCTCATCACCACTACCATCTTCCTGACTTCCTCTGATCCTGATAAATCCAGTATTTGAACTACCAACAGCAGATCCACCAATAGTTGTATGGAACTGAGATGCATCAGCAACAGTCACAGAAGTAGCAGTCGTAGTCAAACCTGCACCCACATTAATAGTGGTATCCGCAATTTCTGAGATTGCTCCACTGAGTTCAACATAGTTAAGATTAGATTGCTG